ATTTGTGGATTTGACTGCACTAACTGTAATTGCGTCTGCGCAAGAGCAATACGTTGAGCCATTGAAAATATGTTAGGATCGCTGACTGGAAGAACATCCACTCTACCATCAAAATCCTGCGCCAATACTTCAGGTCCAAACTCTACTGATGGCATATAAGGAAATAAATGCCTAGCATCTGAAAATACTTTAGATAACAGCTTAAACTCTATCTTTTGAGAGTAATGCATACGTTTATGAATCGCAGACATAACCTTCGTGCCACGCTCCATAATCGCCATTGTGGTGCCAACAGGTGTTTCACCACTCATCTCACCCACCTTCATGTCAGCCATAGTCGCAAATCGGCGTCCAGCGTCCACAAGAGTGCCTAGAAGGTTATAAAGGGTACCTGAAGTCTCTTTAAACGGTAAAGGCATCAGGGAGGTGCGTATATCGCTTCCTGCAACGTCTATATCACGAAACTCGCCGGGCTGTATTGGATTGTCTTCATCTCTAATCCTTGCGCCACGGGCTTTAAAACCAGCAGGTAAGTTAGAAAGTGTACCCGCATCAATTAACTGACGTAAAATAGAAGTAGACGCTTGAGCCAAGCCACCAATCATATGTGTTAAGCCAAGACCGTAAAAACCAAGACCGGGCAAGAATTTATAATGCACAAAGTATTTATTGCGCTTTTTCATCATGTCTGCTTCTTCGTAATTCCTACGAATACCAAGAACTTCTCCAGTATCTTCTATAATCGTAACAACATAAGGTAATTTTAAACCGCTTTCAGAACCTGTTTCGTCAAGATCCTCAAAGCCGGGCAGATCTAAATCAGTGTGTATCTCATATAAAGTAAGCTCATATGAAGAACCGCTAGGATAAACACCCTGCACTTCATTAATAGCTTCCTGTACCTCTGACATCTTTTCTGTAGATGAACCATCTTGAGGCAAGTCTACATCACGGTAAAAACCAGCTATTTGTAGCTTTTTAACCTCATTTGAGGCCATCTTAATAATGTGCGTAATTCTAGGAGAAGACGCCAAATCAGTTGCGCCATACGGAACCACAAGATCCTCTGCATGTACAAACTGACTAACAGCACGGCCCTTTAAAGGATCGAAATATACCTTTTTAAACGTAGAACCTACAACAGGAAGATAAAATAGCATCTGATCCATCTCAGGATCATACTCTTCCATCTCGTAAGTAATCATATAATTCATATAATCCTTGACACGCTCTGCTTGCTTAATAAGCTGCTCTGATTGCGCACCAACAACTTGCGTTCTTACAGGTCCACTTGCAGGCAACATTTCACGATATGCTTGCGCCTGAAACTGCGTAACACTTTCTGCCAATAATGGATGTATAACGCCAGAAGAACCCTCAAATGGCTCTGCACGATCCTCATATTGCATCCCAAGAAACTCTAAACCGCGCTTATATGTATCCTGCCAGTCCTGTCGAGAAGATATATCTTCATCAATCTCACCAGTTAAATCAGAGGAAATCTTGCCTAAATCACTCGAATCCATAAATTCAGCTAGGTTTGAATCGTGAGATATTTGTGGTATCTCCTCTTCCTCTGCATACTCCCCAATAATTGCAGATCCATCATCAAACTCAAAAACACCGGGATCTTGAGGTAATCCCTCAACCAAAACCTCATCTGGTTGTACCTCTGGAAGTTGTGGGCCTATAATACCGCCCGGACCTGCATCTCTTTCAATAGCCATACCTATTTACCTTTTTGTGTTGGAGCAAAGTCCACTCGACCTTGAGTCGCCGCAAGGGAGCGACTAAAATGGACTGGGAGGTTTCCATCATCCTTCGCTCCAACCTCTTCAAGCTCATTAACAGATTGATTAATACCTGAACTAAGAACTTTTAAATCTATTTTGACAATAGCTGTCATTATCTAACCCCTGAGAACCTCGTCCCTTTTATAGCCGCACCAGCGCCACGACAAACAGCACCACCGCTTTTCATCTTCTTAACAGCACCGCCTTTTTCCATCATTTTAAAATCAGCGCCAGAAATTTTACCATCTTTATTTTTATCAAGCTTTACTTGACCACCAACTAAACCACCATCTTTCATTTTCTTAACCTCTCCACCACTCTTCATACCTAAATCCCTGCGTAAACGAGCTAAGTCTGCATCAGACATCATACCCATTTCACCAGCCTCAAGAGCTTCCAACATACTTGCTCGATCCATCGCACGTTGACGATCATCATCTTCACCCATAATTTTTGCAATAGCAGCTTTTATTGCAGATTTTCTTCCAAAATTCTTTGGTCTAGCTTTTGGTCTTATTGAGTTCTCCATATCAATCTCCTATGATTGTCCTTTGAATTTCGGCCCACGGCCTTTCATAACTGCTCCACCATTTTTCATGGCTCGAACTGCGCCGCCTTTTTTTCTGCCCTGCATGTCCTCTCTTTCTTTTCGCATTCCTCTTTCGTGAATTTTTTCTTCTTTTTCTAAATAATTAGGAAAACCTACTACATCCGCTGCTTTATCATATCCTAGCAATTTAAGCATGTAAGGGGCTATTGTCATGCCTCCAAATCTTTGCGCTATATTGCGAGTATCTGTAGTTGGTCTTTTTTTCTTTTTATTAGCCATCAGTAGTATTCCTTTCTTCTACGAGAATACATTAAATCATCGTCTTCATAATCACTCGGAGTCGTAATAAAACCACCTTGCCTAAAACGTAGTATAGCCTGTGTCATCGAATCCGCCAAGTCATCATGTTCACCATTTGGAAAAGAAGCGCATTCTTCTATCACTTCTTCAGCAAAATTCATCTCTGGTGCCCACACCATACCACTCTCAAATACAGGCGCACATGAGTGCATTCGGGTAAACTTGTCAGCCCCCTTACCCGGAGTAAAAGGGGTTACAGGTATTCCCATACGCCTTAATTCCTGTGTTAATGGCATACCAGATCCTTTTTGTTCTATAAGTACCATATCAGGATCGAACTCTTGCCACAACTCATGTGCCGCATTTTTTAATTCTGGAAACTCCCAACGCCCCCTAACAGCGTCCAACAAAACAATGTGATCTTCCCCAGTTTCCTCCCTGTGAAACACCCCCCAAGTCGTAATAGCACTGTAATCAGCCCTGTCAGACTTGCTAAATGCCGTGTCATAGCTCTGTATAACGTAACTACAGTTGGGGGGTTCGTCTTTTTCCCACAAATTCCACCATTCACGCTTAATTATCGCACCCTCTTCAGCCGTAGGGTTCTGCATATACTGCGCATTCCACTTAGATACAGGAATAGAGGCTTTTACCCCCTCTAATTCATCCAAAGTCCAAAATTCAGGCCATAAAGACTTGCCAGACGGCATAATTGCAGGAAATTCCACAATTTCCCACTTATCAGCGCCCTTTTCGCTCTGCTTTTGCAAAACTTTCGCCGTCAAATCACGAATAGACCACCTTGTCATAACAATTATGATCGCACCACCGGGCTGTAAACGCTGTCGAGGGCCAGATGTGTACCATTCGTAGATATTATCCAACGCTGTAGAACTCAAAGCGTCTTGCTCAGACACAGGATCATCAATAATAGCTAAATCAGCACCACGACCCGCAAGCGCACCGCCCACACCTACAGCGTAATACTCACCACCCTTGTTTGTACTCCACCTACCAGACGCTTTCGCGTCCCCTGCTAGACTTACTTCAGGAAAAACATCCCTGAAATCCTCGCTGTCAATTAAATTCTTAACTTTTCGACCAAAACCAACAGCTAACTCAGCCGTGTGAGTCGCCTGAATGATTTTTTTCGTAGGATCACGCCCCATTAACCAAGTGGGAAATAAATAAGACGCAAACTCAGACTTCGTATGTCGTGGCGGCATATTAATAATTAACCGCTTTAACTTGCCATCCGCCACAGCTTGCAACTTTTCAGCGTAAATCTTGTGATGCCTACCCTCAATAAACTGAGGCCAAACATGCTTTACAAACGTCATAAAGCTTTCTTGCTTGGTAGTCCTGTCATCTAAAGTTTTAAGCCGCTCCAACATAGGAGCGACTTTCGCTAACTCTTCATCCGTTAAATACTGGGTAAAGTCACTCAGGTCATTCATGTAAGACCCCTGCTATCCACCCATAGCCGCTAAGAAATTATCCGCCGCTCGATTTAAACCAACTGAACCGCCCCTGTTCATAGCCCTAATTGGATTATCTAAATAAGACGTAGGCGGAGGTGGCGTTGTAACAACACCGCTTAATTCATCATCAGAAGTATCTTCTTCTTCATCAGTGTCTTCTTCAGTGTCATCTTCACTAGTGTCCTCAACAGGAACACAAATGCCAGAAGCAGAATCAAGCTTAAAGCCCTCTGGACATGGATCTACAACTGGAGTCGAACCACCATCATCGTCTTGAGCGCTTTGTTGAGCTTGCTTGTCCATCATGTCCTTCATGGTTTGTTCGCTTCGATCTAAGAAACTATTAGCTTGCTCTTTACTATATCCAGCATCTATTAATCTTTGAAATCTAGTCGCTCTACTACCAAATAAACCAGCCGCTATACCCATCTGAACGTCATTTACAAAACTATTTCCAAACTCTTTTGCATCATCTTTAAACTGATCAATAAAGCCTTTTTTCTCTTCATCATCGCCAGTGCCAGTTTTGGTTACTTCCTTATCTAAAGATACACCTTTACCTAGACCTTCATTGATAGGGTCACTAGAATAATCAAAACTAGATTCCTGCATGGTCATAGGATCATCTTTCTTTACTTGATTACCACCAAGATCTCCAAAATAACTAGCATCTGAAGTTAAAGGATCTACAGTACGATCAAAACTAGATTCCTGATTAGCTGCGGCCTGTTGAGCAATTTTTCTTCTTGCAGCTTCCGCTCTTTCGGCATCCGCTGCGGCCTGTGCCTCTAGCTGTGCAAACTGCTCCATTCTTATTCTTTCAGCTTCCGCCGCTGCCGCAGACTCTTCTGCCGCCCTTTGTGCATCTTCACGCATTTTGTCGTTTGCAGCGTTAGCAGCAGCTTGTGAACTATGTGGGTTCCCTGCATCATCATAGTAAACAACTGGATCTAAATTAATCGGCTCTTGCTCGTTCGGACTCGTGTTGTTGTCACCGCCAGTAACAGGTAAGGTCGTAAGAAGATCTATATTACTTGCATCATCAGGATTGTGAACTGGAGGAATATCTATTGGAGTTGTGAAACGATTTATATTAGTCGCATCACCGGGATCGCCAATGGGGTGTGGAAGAGCAAAGG